TGGCTGAGAGGGGGCGCATTGAGTCACGAGCTGCGGGGAGTGTGGAAACTCTGGCTTATGCCAAAACGCTCGTGGAGCTTGCCTCTGTGCTCGGTGTGACTCGCCGCACGCTCTCCACCTGGCAGAAAATGGACGGCGCTCCCAAGGCCTTATCCAATGGCTTGTGGCCGGTTGCTGACTGGAGAGAGTTTGTGAGACTCAATGGCCTCAAAGCAGGCAAGGCACCGGTCGGAAACGAGGAAGCTCTCAAGGCGAGAAAGTTGCTCGCCGAGGTCGAAGAACGCGAACTTCGGATTGCTGTGAAGAAGGGCGAATACGTCGCGCTGACCAAGGTGCGCGAGGAATGGATTGGGCAGGTAGCCCAGGCGACTTCGATTCTGCGCGCTAAGTTCGAATCTGAATTGCCTCCGGTCCTCTCGGGGCTCGATGCGACTGGCATCCAGAAAGAGTGTCGTCGTGCGATTGATGAGGTGCTGCAAGTCCTTCATGAAGGCTGATGCCGCGTTGACGTTCGTGCAGAGGCATGAATGTCCTCAAGGAAATTTGGCGTGAAGCATGGCAACCACCCGACCGTCGTCCTGCATGGCAGTGGTGCGAGGATCACATCGAGGCGATTCCATACTCACCGAATCCCGGTCGCTTTCGTTCGGAAAACTCGCCATGGATTCGCGAGGTGATGGAGGCCTTGGTCGATCCGCGCATTCGCCTCGTTTCGATCATCGCTTCAGTCCAGTCATCCAAGACGACCGCCCCTGAGCTCACGCTCTGCTACATCATTTCCAACCTACCCGGGCCTGCCTTGTGGCTCGATCAGACTGATGAAGATGCACGCGACTATTCCGAATCTCGCCTGCAAAAGCTCTTTGATCAATGCGAACCAGTGGCCCGCTTGATGCCGACGGGCGTTCACCGTCATAAGCGCAAGAACAACGCGATCCAGTTCACCAATGGAATGACGCTCTGGATTCTGGGCGCGCACAACAAGACTAACCTCCAGAGACGTTCGATCCGCTGGCTCATCGGGGATGAAACGTGGCGTTGGCCCCAGGGTCACATGGCGGAAGCGGAGGCCCGCGTTACGGCATTCGGTTGGCTGGGCAAGTGCATATTCATGAGCCAAGGCGGCGAGGAGGATGACGACACGCACCGTAAATTCGAAACGACTGACCAACGTGAGTGGACGTTTGCCTGCACCGAGTGCGGACATCGCCAACCGTTCAAATGGGAATGCGTCGAGTGGAGCAAGTCGGCGCGGGATGACGCGGGGGAATGGGACTTCGATGAAGTTCGTCGAACCACGGCACTGCGCTGCGAATCCTGCAATCACTACTTCAATGACAGCGAGCGTACCAGGCGCGAACTCAATGCCACCGGAGAGTTCCTCAAGAAGAATCCCAAAGCCTCGGCAGAGAACGTAGGCTTTCACTGGAACGCACTATGCGCGATGAGCTGGGGGCAACTTGCCGAGCTCTATCTGCGTGCTAAGGCGGCAGCACGGAAAGGTGATGTCAGTCTGCTCCAGCAGTTCTATCAAAAACGCCTTGGTCTGCCATGGCGCGAATACGTCGAGGACTACAAATTGGAGATCGTCAAATCGGGCTACAAGCGCGGCGAATCATGGGAAGAAGAGGCGGCGATCGATCCGAAGACTGGTCGCATTCTTGCCGCGCCACTGCCCGAGCGCAAGGGACTCATCCCGCTGCGTTTCATCACAGTGGACTGCCAGATGGACCACTTGTTTCTGGTCGTGCGCTCATGGTCAGCAGACGGATCAAGTCGTCTCATGTGGAACGAGCGCATCCTCACATTCACCGACATCGAGGTCATGCAAGAGCGATTCGGCGTGCATTCGAGTTTGGTGTTTCTGGATGCGGGCTACGCCACTTACGATGTCTATCGCGAGTGCGCGAAGCGTGGTTGGGTGGCGCTCATTGGCGACCGTCGCCCGGTCTATCCGCACAAGGGACGCGACGGCAAAACGATTCAGCGATTCTATTCACCTCGGCGCAAGGTCGTGCTCTCGCATCGCCAGCATTGCCACGTACACTACTGGAGCAACCTCAACATCAAGGACACGCTCGCTCGTTTGCGTCGAAATCAAGACCCGAGCCAAGGCCCCACTTGGGAAGTGCCTGACGACATCGAGGATGACTATCTCGCTCAGCTGGAAAGCGAGCAGCGGGTGAAGGAAAAGGGCAACTGGATGTGGAAGCAGATTGGCTCACGACCGAATCATTACTTCGATACAGAAAGCATGCAAGCGGCAGCGGCCACAATGCTCAAGATCGTCGGGCGCGAGGCTATCACCGCTGCCCCGGTTGACACCTCGCCGGAGGAGTCATGAAAACTGTCACCATCCTACGCTTCCTGACCTTCCTTGGTTCGGCACTCACCACCATCGCGGCTCTCGACCTCACGGGCATTGCTAATCTTCTCGATGAAGAAAAAGCGCAATACCTACTCATCACCGGCCCAGCAGCTCTGGCACTCAAAGAACTGGTCGTCGTGCTCGGCGATTTGTTTGACGACGGCAAGCCAAACAAGTCCTTCAAGGTCGGCCTCTGGTGTGCGGCCATGGCCTGCATTTGCGTGCCCATCATTTCGTCCTGCAGCGCATTGCCCGCCAGCGCCGAAGTCATCACCAAAGACGGCGAGCTCATCATGCAACCAGATGGCCGCGTGATCATCACTGTCGAACCTCGCAACACCAAGTAAGACATGTCTCAATCATCTTTCAGCGAATGGTTTGCCGCGCAGCAATTTCGTCACTTTGGTGCCGATGAATTTACGAGCTACTTTGCCCGCGAACGCAAGGGAGTGAAGAACAGCGCCCCGCCACGGCAGTTATGGAAAAACATCGTGCCTGCCTTGCGCATTGTAGATGAGCTGCGCGAGATCTTTGGTAAGCCATGCCGTATCCTTAGCTCCTATCGCTCTCCTGCCTACAACAAGGCCGTGGGTGGAGCACCTTTAAGCCAGCACAAGGAATTCAGCGCACTCGATATCGCCTTCGATGGCGTGAGTCCGCAGCGCGTGTATGAGCGACTGCTCGAATGGCGTCAGCAAGGTAAGTTTTCCGGTGGCCTCGGGCTCTACCCATCATCGGGATTCGTTCACATCGACACACGCGGTCGCAACTCCACCTGGAAAGGAAAATGACCATGGCTCGCGGACTCTTCATCACCGGATTCACTGTTGCCGAGGTTCTCGCCATTCAACAGCGGGCAAAGTCACTACTCATGGAAGGTAAGACCATCATGAACTGGAACGACACAGAGACTTCGGTCTCGAAGCAATTCACGATGCCAGTCGATCAGGTGCTTGAGGAATGTGCCTACGCACTCAAGGTGCTCGATCCGCAAACCTACGGCAGACCACGAACGGTATCGGCTTCTTTCATCCACGGACACATTGCGAAATGAATCGCTTCCAATCCATCGCCCGACTCTTGCTCCCACCCGTGCTTTTGCCCAAAGCATGGGGATCGTCGTTTGAGTCTGCGAACTGGTCGCCTCGTCGTGGTGCGGTGCCAGGAGCTTCTCCATCAGATGCACGCAAGGAACTCACGCCAGGCATCCGCACAGAACTGGTGCGCAAGTCGCGCTATCTTCACAAGAACTCTGGCTTCGTGCGCGAACTTGTGGCCAACATGGCCATCTACTCGACTGGTGACGGCATCCGTGTTCAGGCCCAATCTTCCGACGCATCTTGGAATCGGAGCGCCGAAGAATACTTTTCCTATTGGTCCGCGCGCTGTGACATCACGCAGCGGTTTTCTTTCGAAGAATGCCAGGCACTTGTTTGTCGCGGCATGGACATCGATGGCGAATACTTCATTCACAAAACCCGCGATCTTGATGGCGAGCCACGCATTCAGTTGATCGAGAGTCACCGCATTGGAGATGACTGGGGATCGAAGGAAACCGTCGATGGCGTTGGCCTCGATGCCTATGGTGCGCCCGTGTTCTACCGTGTGCTGCAAGATGACAACACCGCTTACGATCTCCCTGCTTCTGCCATCCTGCACGTCCACGAACCTGAGTGGGCCGGTGGTGTGCGCAATCACCCAACCATCCAGCACTCGATCAATCATCTGCTCGATGAGA